TTAGGTACGTTTCTTGAATAACCCGGCGATCGTCGCGAAGGCGCTGCCTGGGGTCTGTCCGTTCGCCACCTGCTTATCTTTAGAGCGAGAATGGACAGAGACTCCCAACACGGCCAGCGCAATACCCCAAAGCATGCTCGATTGGGACATAGCAGTGCCCACTGCTGCGATAATCACAGGTGCCTGTTCGGGGGTCTTGATGGCCGCCCACAAGAATGTCGCTGTGGTTCCAACCATCATGATGAACCACGCAAAGGCTGTCAGATATCCATATGTTGGCCGCCAGCGCCGCACATAGGGGTCGCTCGATGCGACCTCGGCCTGCATGGTCCTATTGACTGCGACAAGGCGCTCCGTCTCCTCTGCGAGAATGGTGGCCTCGTGCTCGGCCATCTTGGATTGCATTTCCGCCAGCATCTCAGGATTGCCCTGGAGCTGATTCAAAAGCGCCTGCGGGTCCTGTTGGCCAGCCATGCCCATGGCAATGCCTGTAACCTTATTGGCGATCTCTTCGCCTTTGTCGCCGCCGAACAGACGGCCTAAACGCGGGGCAACCAATTTAGCAATGCCCATTGCTGCAAGAATAGGAAATGGCATGGTCAAATATCCATTACTTCAATTGTGAACTTCGTTTTTCCCAATAGGGCCGCAAGCTTATCCATATCGCTGTCACGAAGCCGCACACAGCCATATGTCGCAATCAACTCGTCATCACCGCGCCCTGCGTGAATGCCAAGCCCTGTGCGGCCATAGTTCGCAGCGGCTGCGGCGTCGCCTGTCATTCCTTTCATGGGAATAAACCAGCGCCCCAATCTGGGATTTGACTGCAAAGGGATGGGGCTTGTCATTTTATATCTGCCCGACGGTGTGTCGCCATAAGGCAGAACAGGCTTGCGCTCAGGGTTATTTTCTTTGACGGCCCGCCCATTGTCAGCCTTGCCACGACATGGGGCGCTGAAAGCGATCTGGCCGTCTTCTTGAATAGAGTGAAGCATGCCCGTGAGGGTGCGATCCTTGGGCAATAGCACAAGGAGTTTATGAACCTTGGTCAAAGACTGGCTCCTATCTCTGTTGTTTGTCGGCTTTCAAATTCAGGTCCGTACGGAGGTGGCGGACTTCTTCACGAAGTGCGTTTAGGGAATCGGATACCATCCGCCCTATCTCAACCTTGTGCGCCTCTAAGTCGGCCTTGGTGGCATAGGTCTTAACGTCTTCCAGCATATGATGGACCAGGCGATCATGCACGTCTTGAACGCTCTGATTATTCTTTTCCACCCTGGCACTGAGCAACTTGTAAATCAGGCCAATAAGGCCGAAGACCACAGATACCAAAACCAGATTGATCTTAGTCGCAAATTCCATCATTCATGCCTTATTGTCTGCGGAGAAGGTTGTTTTAAAACCACTCGATGTATATGAGTGGCGAACCGATGAAGCAGTGAAATCGCCATCCACGGTTGGCCTAAATCCAGTCAAGGTAACTGGCGTCTCAGCGAAAATATCAGGACGACCCGGCAGTGAGACATCAATCTCCACACTGCCGCGTTTCAAATCATCAAACTTCGCCTGCGCCATTGAAAGCGCGGTTGCGTAGTTGGTTTGGTTTCCTTTGATAGTGAATTGAGGAACACCCGAGCCAACTTGGACCTGCACGCGTTCGCCCAAGTCATTGTCATGATAATATGCCACAACTGATTTGAAGCGATTACGCTGCTCAACATCAGAGTCGATTTCAGTCCATTGACCTGGCGATAAAACGACAGGCTCCAGATCTTGACCACTTGCGGTGCGGCCTTGGCCACGCTTGACAAACAGCAGCTTCTTAGCAACTGGCTTTGCGATAGCGTTATAAGCCAGCGCCAGCCGGGTCAAAAACTGCATATCGTTTTCGTCTATCTGGTCTTCCCGCTCAACCTTTATCTCGGCAAGGTCTTCTCCCACTACGGGGTCCAGACCATGATCCTGGGCAATCGTTGTAATAATCTCGCCTATTTTGACGTTTTCCCAAGCGCGCTGCTTGTGTTCCTTCAATGAGCCGTGCAAATCCGCAGCGGTGGCTCGAATTCGTATTTGGTCAACACCACTGCGTATACCGGCTGCATCAATGACATATGTACCGATTTCGACCAGGTCCTGGACGGGCTTTTCATTCTGCTGAAATTCATAGCCGAGAGACAAAGTTAGCTCTTCACCTTCATTAGGCAAGTCTCTCTGGGCAAGCTCATCAGCAACTATAATTGAGAGCGTGTCGCTTTGAATTCCGGCTTCGTCTGTGGCCTGAATGGAGACAAGGCACTGACTGATCTTCGCAGTGACATCTTCGCCATTGCGCTCTAAACGGAATACAGGCTTTACCATCAGTCGAACAAACGCCGGAACTTGCGTGTCTCAACAACCGCGACATCAGGGAATTCCACTGTCACCCCTGCCGGGATGATTGGGCCAAATGCCGCTATATGAGGATTGGCTTTTAAAAATTCATCCATGGGCAGATGGCTGCCATAATGGTCCAGAACAATCAGATCAAGCGGCTCATCCTGAATAGTGGTTTTACTGGCCATTTTGGGCCTCATAGCGCTTTAATGTTAGTGAGAAATCAATATGCGTAGGGAAGCCGTTTGCAAGCATCTGATCTTCATTATCAGACACACTAATAATCACATATGTGCCTAAGACAAATCCCTGTCCATTTGATAAGTTGAGTGGGACACCTCGCTTTTGCTCTTCACGCATCATTTCAATTTCATGAGGGCCGCCTTTATATAGAGGGAAGATCCGTCCCTTTAAGACAATCTCATCATTGCCTGGACCCATGAACTGCATTTTGTCCCAATCACCAGCAATCTCGAGACTTTTCCATTTAGCATCCGTGCGCCGGTCCTTGGTTTTGGGGGATGCGGTGTCACCTGAGAACTTATAGCGCCCAAGCATGAACATCTGCTTAGTCATGTAGAGCCGTCCTTTCAGCGCGTTTTATCTGACGCACGACTTCTTTAGCCAAAGCGACAACGTCTTGGCCTGGCTGGGCTTGCACGGTAATGGTAATATTATTGGTGACGTTAGGCTGAGATAATTGGTCAAGCTGGTTTGGCTGTGCTGCTACTGGTGATGTAGCAATTGCGGTTGCAGCTGCGGCAGCAGCAAGAGGTTTGGCAGGGACTTTGGAATCTGACCCAGCTAAACTACGGCCCAACGCCTCACCACCAAGGCCGCCAGCAACAGCGCCAATAAGGCCGCCTATTGCTGTTCCAATTATAGGGACAACGGAACCTATAGCCGCACCAGCGGCAGCACCAGCAAGTGAACCTCCGATATCCCCAAGCGCGCCACCAACGGCTTTTTTATTTCCGGTCTTGACGCCTTGAAACAGTGCGGCACCAGACAATAACGCGCCCAAGGGTTTGAACACTTTGCCAAGGGCTTTGCCACCACCCTTAACAATACCGCCAGCGCGACCAAGTGTTTTGGAGCCAAGGCCTTTTAACCCTTTACCCTTGCCCCCACCTAATAGTGCGCCTCCAAGATCGCCTATGATACCGCCTTTACCGGCCAACTTTGCTGTGCGAACGGCGGTTGCCAACCCAAGAATAGCTTTGGTCGTACTGAAAATTGAAACCAGCAGTTTTGCCGTAAATAACCCGGCCACGACGATGCCAAGGTTTTCAAATCCGCCGACCAGCCCTGCGACACCTGTAACAAGCTTAGCTACAACGACAGCAAATTTTCCAGCGCCAACCACCAATTCACCAAGGGCTGGCAAAGCAGATTCCAAGCCTGCGCTAAGTTTGGTGGCGAAGGCTTCTACGCGGTCCTGATTTTCAATGAACCACACACGGCCTTTGTCCAACAGTTTAGTCAGGACAGGAAGGACGGCGACACCTATTATCTGCACCTGGCCGGTCAAGCCAGCCTTGAACCTGTTCAGGGCGAAAGCATGGGCGCGGGCTATTTCCGATTCACGCTTGGTGACGGTCGCCCCCAGCTTATCCGATTCATCTCGGAGGTTGGCGACCTCTTTGCTAGACGCCTTAAGAAGCTCTATAAGCCTCTCACCAGCTGTGCCGCCGAAAATCTCGTCGGAAATCCGCTGCCGCGCTGCTGCATCATCCAATTGGGCAATGCGGCTATGGACCAGGTCAAAGAGCGCTTCTGTATCGTTGGTAAGGGGTGCCAACTCCGCACCGGACAGACCAAGCCGCTGAAACGCTTCTGCGGCGGGCCCGACACCCGTTTGTACAAATTCATCGGTGCGTAAACTCAGCTCTTTAATACCATCCTGGACATGGTCCAGGTCTGCACCAAAGGCTTTGGCTGCAAATGCTGTTCGACTTAGAAACTCTGTTGAAACACCAAGAGATTGAGAGAATCTGGTTATGTCTTCAATTGACTTGCCAGCGCCAACCGTCACAGCGCCAAATGCAGCGCCTGCACCAAGTCCCAAAATTCCAAGCGGGGCGGTTAGTTTGCCAAGCGCCGTTCGGGTTGTTGTGGCAACATTATGAAGCCGTTGGAGCGAGCGCCTGTTGCGTGCACTAACCTGGGCCCATTTCTTTTGCGCGCGAGCGACCCGTTCGGTACGGTCTTCAAGGCCTCGTAATTGGCCTGCCAGGCCTTTGGTTGAAACACCGGCTTCCTTTAAAGCGCCACGCATTTTGTGAAGCGATTCACGCTTATCCTGGAAGCTCTTTTTCAGACGGCCTGCGGCTTTTGCTGTGGTCTTAAATTCTCGACCAAGGTCGGACGATGATTTCTTGGCGGTCGCAAGTGCCTTCTTCAGCTCAGCTGCTTTTGCACGGGCCTCTTTTGCCTCTTCACCGGTCGCATTTTTGGCCGTATCTCCGGCCGAGGCCAGTTCTTTTTCCAGGCGCTTGACCTCACCGCCGGCCTTTTTGAATTCAGAGGCGAGCGCATTGGCTCGCCCCTGAGTGGTTTTCAACTCCTTTGACGCTGCCTGGACGTCTTTCTTAAGGGTGACGAACTTTTCAAGACGAGACTTATCAGAGTTCAGGGTTTTGATTTCCGCACCCAGGCCTTGAATGCCCTTTTTACCCTCGCCAAGTGTTGCTTTGAACCCAGGGCCAAGGGTCGCGCCCAAGGCAAAGTTCACAGCGAGGTTTTTAAAGGACATCTAAGACAGCTCTCATCACTCCCCACCGTTTTCAGCGGAGATTATTTCCAGACAGAATTGATAATAATAATTTAGATCTTCGGGTGACTGCCGTAGATATTGGTCCACACCCCCGCCCAATTTATAGGCGCAAACCGCCGCGCGTTCGCGACGGATCAGACGTTTTTTTGGTACCAGTCCTGGACTGTGGTTAGGACTTTGCTGCCATCCTTTGGACTAAGGCCTCGGATGGCTTGCCGGTCAACGCGCCCCATCGCAGCAGCAACAGCGACGCCTTTGGCTCCCTCACCAAGTCTTTCATCCTCGATATCACACAAGACCCCGTAGTCCACCTCGCGGAGCTGGATCTGAGCAATCTCTTGACCCATCCATTCAACAGGTCGAGAAAGCTTAATTGTTTCGATAACCTCATCCATTTCACAAGACCTTTAGTTAGCTGCGGGTTGGCTGGAAGACGGAGAAAAGTCCTTACCGTTGATCATAAACACGGTACCGCCCTCAACATCAATTTCCGTGGGTTTTAAACCCGCCATATCCATTTTGAAGTATTTACAGTTCATCGTCACTTCCAACTCTGTTACCTCATTTCCAAAGTCAGTAGGCGATGCCTTTTTGATGAGACCTCGACCGTGGATGGTGGTGTTGGTAAATCCGTCTTCAAAGTTGCCCTGATGGCCAACAAAGGTTAAGTGGCCTTCTCCCAGCGCACCGATCGCATCTGCTGGCAATCCAACAAAGGTGGTTGAGATATCAAGCTTGCCGACCTTATGACGAAACTCATCAAAGGCCCCGAATGTGCTTGATGTATCTATCTCACTGGTAAGCAGTTCAAGATCAGGGATTTTCACTTTCTTGGTTTCGGCAATAAAAATGCCATTGAGGCTCACCCGGAAGTGGGCCCCTAAAAGACTTTTAAGGCGCATTTTTCAATATCCTAATTTCGAAAATTAAGCGGCGATCGCTTCCACACTGAAAGTGCCTTCAAGCAGAGTAGGATCACGGTGAAGGCGGAAGGTGATGGACCGCAGGTCTGGCGTGGGTTCGTCATCGATATCAATGGTGAACTTACCTTGAGACAGCTCTGTCACGGGATTTGCCCCTGGTGCGGTATAGACCCGACCACCAACGATGGCACCATCTTGTTTCAACCCGCGCAGATACGCATTCCCGGATTCAATCACATCAATAGCCTGTTCAGGGGTCATCTTCTTACCAATGAACTCCAGGAAGGCAGGCTCTAACGTGTCCATAATGATGTAGCGGGTCAGGCGGGCCGTGAACGACTGCCATAATGGATTAGTGTGGTTGAGTTTACCTTCCCAAAGCCGCCACCCCTGGCGGTTCACCAATGCACCGACAAACCCACGGTTCAGCCGCTGCACTTCGGCATTAGGGTCCGAGCCATCAAATTTGATGACACGATCAGCACCCAAGATGCCTTTGATAATTCTGTTGGTTGGAGAATTCCAAAAGCCTTCAGTATGATGCACTTCGGATGTTAATCCGGCGATGCGAGAAGAGACATAATCTGAAATCTTTGCCCCATTCTCATCGCGAATAATAGCTCGATTATCAACAACTGCAGTGTGGCCTCCAGCAGCATTATCTTGTGCATATGCCAGGGCTGCGGTGTCATCGATATTTGGGCCATCAGCAATCACCATCGCGCGCAGTTTGGGGGCCAGCTGATTCAGCTCAGCGACAACAGGGTTCGCAACACCACTGCTCCCTTGGTGCGTCCATCCGGGCGACACCAAAAGCCTGGGTTTGAGAAACACGGCTTCTTCGGCATTCACAAGTGCATGCACGCCGGTCCGCGCCGCCGCATCCCCACTAATATTATTGAGTGTCGCGTCTTCATCTGCGCCCACATCACTCCGCACGACAACCACTTGTGGTGTAGATTGCGCGCTTTGGTCAAATATGCCATCAAGCGCACGGCGCAGCGTTCCATTATAGCCCATATCATCAAGTTGCGTGACATCATCAACTAATACCGGCTCGTTTAAGGGGAACTTATTCGTATCCACATCCGGGTCAGTTCCAGCCAATCCAATGACAGACGTTGCTGCGGTTTGAATAGGAATAGGTCCATCATCGGATTGAACGGCGCGCACGCCGTGAAAATCCAGGCTCATGCCATTTGCTCCTGTAAGTTAAATTAGGGTAATTGCCCCATAGAACAGCGCCGGGATCACCCAATCCCATAGGCTGTCACGTGAGTGATTTTCCGGGCGCAGGCCAAGGCTGCGTTTGATGCCAAAGAGCGTAGCTTTAAGGCCGAAGGTGCCGCGCTTGCCGCTGTACCATTTGAAGGCCTCTCCCTCGCGGATTTCAATCATGAGGCCCGCGATGGTTATTGCTGTTGCCGCTGTGGTCAATGGGCCAAATGGCCAGACAAGCCAGACCGCAAAGAACAGAGGCAGTATAGCTGCCACATGTTCAAGCTTGTCGCGCAGCCAGCTCATTTGCTTGTCACCTGTTGCGCTTCAAAGATTTCAGCAACCTTTGTACAGCGCTCACCCATTTCCCGGAGTACGCCAGCTTCGCCGCCCTTCACCATATGCGGAAGCTTGATAGTGCCATCATCAATGCCATCACGCCACGTCGCCAAGTCCGCGAGGTGATCGGCCACCACCCCTTTGAGCTCAGCAAAGCTGCCGACTACACTCAAATCAACCAGCAGCCTTGTATACCGGTCCCAAAGCATCGCAGTCGCATCAGCCGTCGTACCTAATAGGCTGGCTTCATCGCCGACTTGGTTCTGAATGTTGCGACGCATTGCTTTACGATCTTGTTCATCTTGATACGCAGCTAGGTCGTCAGGGTCGACGGTAAGGCGGTCATCATCGTAACCTGAATTTTCTTTGATGGTTGTCAGCTCTGACGGGTGGCCGATTATTGTAAACGGCTGCCCATCAACAAGGGCTCCATCAAGTAAGACTTTCAACATAATTATCTCCGTTTTAAACAGCTGCCGGGATTGGGTTTGCGTGTACAGGGAGCCGAACTTCACCAGCGATCAAGACGGGTAAGGCTAATTGGATAACACTGCCTTGCGATGCGTGAAGCCGTGGAAAGCAGGTCACATAGCCACCATTGAAGTTGATGACGTGTGAAATATGGGTCCACCCGTCAGCCGGGCTCAACAGTGTCGCAGCATTTTGCTCGACCCCATCCTTTGCAAGATAGTTCCCTTTTTGCATCTCACCCTGGCCAGAGATGATGCGCAGCCAAAATGCGAAGCTTGCCATGCCAGTGAAGCCTAACCTTGGCTGGTGTTTGCAAAGGAGATAGTGATTTCCATTTGCACTCGTTCCGTCTGTACCGGTGCCCATCGTCCACTCAGCAATGAAAAATTCGGCCCCATAGCGTTCATTGCCGGGACGCATCTTGTTCATCAGCGCTTCAGTGGTTGCGTTTAATGCTGTGCCGGTCCCGCCGAATGTGCTGGAGTTGGTATGGTAACGCCCAGCCTCTATGCCTACTGTTGAGCCGTTATAGGGAGCAAAGTCTGCCGCCCGTGGGTCAAAAAGACCGTTAAGTAATATCGAAGACTTATCCTGCGCATCATCAACGAAGCGGCCATCATCAGGCAATAAATTGGGGCCAGCAAGACCACCACCCGCTTGCGCGATAAACGTATCAACCTCCGCTTTTTTCGCTGCAACCTCTGCATTGATGTCGTCAATCTTTTCAGAGACTGTTGTGGTTAAGTCCGTTGCAGCGACCGTCAAGCCAGCAATATCGCTCTCAATAGTCATTGAGCCGTCTCCTTGATTTTTAGAATTTCGAGTTGATTTTTCAGAGAAAGATGCAAGGCGGTTATCGCCGCAGTCGCATTGGCTGCAAGCGGTCCTGCAATGAGCGGTGAAATAATCGGCCCAGCTGCTTCAACACTAATGCTATCGAAAGGAACATCGCTGACTTCAAAATCAACGGTGAACGCAAGCCCTGCACTATGCGTGCGGGTGGTTATGATGTTGACAGGATGGCTGTAGATGCCAAACAGCACGCCATCTTCGTCATAAACCCCGAATTCAGAAAAATTATATTGTGGGATCTCCGGGTCTAAAGGTGACAGCGCAATGGTCATCCGAAGAATGTTGGGCAGGATACGCTCATAGGCCGCAATGGGCACGCGTTCTTTTTGCTGGCTAAGCGCTTCCTCTGAACCATCAGGTGCATATCGGCCTGCGCCTATGCCAATTTCGCACAGCGTGAGGTTCAGGCCATTATCCTGAGCGGAGAATAAAGCCGTCGATCCGACACTCGTTCTGAGAAATTGCAGCTTCTCACTCATAGCCTTGCCTCGACATTGATTGTTTCAACGACACGCATATGTGCTGATGCTCCCAGTTTCATTTCCATATGTATTGGTGCCCGCGCCAAGACAGCTCCAACTGATATGACTTCAGTGACTTGGCCGGTCATGGCTGTGCCAAGGTCCAGCTTGGCTTTGGCGGAGACAGTCAGAGAATAGTGCGCTGACAACGGCTTGTTTGCATCAATTGTTGCCGCGATATCTGCGATCCGCGTAGCGGATAAAACTACTTCTTCGTTAAGAGGTGAATCCACCGATACCAAAGCATCAAAGGTGCGCGGAGCGCCACCTGTCTCAAACCATTCTTTAATCTCGACCTCGGCATTCAAAGCCGCCAGCGCCATCTCAACCGCAGCGCGGGTGCCTTTTACCCGATGGGCCGGGATAGCTGCTCTAATAACTGCACGTTTTGTTTCAACCGGCCAATTTGTGTTCCATACGTCTACGCGCGCACTCCAGGCCAAAATTGGAAGAAACTCTTCGGGCGCGGTATTAGGATCGGTAAACTCTTTAAACGGTATCTCTAGTTCTGAAATTCTTGGAATGAGGTCTGCAAGGGCCCGCTCTAAAGGCTCTGAATTAGACGGTAAAAGGTTAGCGCTCATCTTTAAGCGCCGTTGACCGTTATTGTGAGATTACCCAAATAGGCAACTTCGTCATCAGTTGGCATCAAATCGCCGATGGGTTCAGTCAAACTTACATTTTCTACGCCAGGCTGATGCAACGCTCGATAGAGACCAGACAAGGTGACTTTCAAGCCGATATAATGACGCTCCTCAGCATAAGCCTGAACTGCGGCGATAGCTGCATCTTTCACCTGTGCTGAGTCTGGCCCACTGCCAACCTGCAAATCCGCGATCACGTTGTATGAGATTTCGCTCACCGACTGCACTGTGACATAGTCTGTGAGTGGGCGGACTTCCTTCGCATTTAACGCAGCCGAAACAAGATCAACATTTTCTTGGCTCACAGAGCCATTGCCCAATGCGGCCATAACGGTAACAACAACCTGACTGGGCTGAGGGCTATAAGCCAAAGCATCCTTCAAGAGCGCTGCACCATTGGACGACTGAAGGTTCAAGCTCAGTGCCCTATAGGCATCACGCGGGCCAGCGATAGAAAATGTGGCGGGCGCCAGCTGGATGCGCGCCCGAAACTTATCATCGCTTTCCCCACCATGGCGGACCAAGGGAACAAATGATGCCAGGTGATCGAGATCAGCGCCCTTCGAAGTTGGAAGCAAAAGAGCGAAAAACCTGTCATTCACATAGTTGACGAATGACTCAACGCTTAAAGCACCAACCCCGGCGAGTTTGTTAAGGATTTCAGCCGGTGATTCAATCGCCTCCCGGGCCTCCGGGATAACATCAATCATCCGGCCTTTAATAACCTCTTTCTCCGCATCAACATCGATCTTTTTTACAGCGTCCAGAACGGGAAGCTTGCTTAGGTCAATGGATGGTGTACTCAAGGGGTGATTACCTCTATATGATTGAATGGTGCGCCAGTAACGCCAAATCTGGCAGTTAAATGAATTTCCAAACCACCTCCGTCAGCGGGTTGGACCAATACACGTCTAAGGTCAAAATCGAACTCTGACGGCACCCAGCGGATTAAGGCATCACGGACTTCAATCATGATGTCCGCAATCAGAGCATCTGTCAGCTTGCGGCCTATGTAATCGTATAGACTGACCCCATAAGCCCGGTCGGTGGCTTGCTCTCTAAATGGCGTTGTCAAAATGTCGGAGATCACATGGCGCAAATAGGGATCACCGGACAATAAACGCCCGGTTACTCTATCCATACCTTGCATCTATCTTACTGTGTTTGGGCCGTAAGAGGACCGCCGTGATGGTGGCTATTGTATATGGTGCGGTCTTGGCTCATTGAGGCCTTGGAGTCAGAGACCTCGGCGTGACCAGTAATGTCGCCTTGGACGTCTAATGTCCCCTGAATTACCACATTACCTTCAATCGTTATTCCACCATCAGCCACAACTCTTATGGTGGCACCTGAAGGCAAAAGTATTTCAAGTTTACCAGCGCTATCGTAACGAAAAGCAGCCTGATCCTGCGTATGAATGGCTATGACCTCATCGCTGTTTTCAGGCGGACGGAAGTCATTCTGATAGAGGCCACACAGAATGTACCCAGAAGAGATGCCACCATCTGGGGATAGAACCATGACCTGTTCACCAATTTGAGGCGGCGACCATTCAATAGTCGGTCCAGCCATCCGTGCGAACCATGGTAAGAAAGCGGTCTCATTTTTGTCAATTTTGACGCGCGCGAGAGCTTTCTGGGTATCCACAGCGCAGATTTTTCCAGGCATTAAAACGCGTGGAAGCTTTCTCTCAAGTTCAGCAACTCTAAATTTTAAAGAAGATGTCATTCGGATGGCACCACATGTGTTTGGTCACCATAGTTGACGCAGATTTGCTCTAGGACTGGGTTTAGTTCTTCAGGGGGCCTTTCACAAACTATCTCGCTTGTCTCAAAATCCATTTGATAAGATATTCGGTTCGCATTTACATCCAATACAGCTTCAGCAATCAACGTGCATTTATCTCGGGCACCCGTAGGTATCCAGCCCAAGATCACCCCCAGAATTTCGACACGAAGGTCTTCCAAATTTTCTAGCGCCTCTTTCCCTGACCTGTCTTGATTGGCAACAACAATGCAGACAGCGAATTCTCTTTTAACCCTTTGTTCAACCATCTGAGATTGATTAGGGTCCGCTTCAGCAGAAGTTAGGATTACAGATGCGAATGGCAGTTCTATATCGCCCTTGTAATCCCTAATCTGATCGAAACGCACAGCACCCCCGCATCTTTCTCCCAATGACGGCACATTCGTGTTGATGTGTTCAATTGTTTGCGCAAGAAGCTTCATTTGTTTAATCTCTGCAGCGAACGATTGAGGACATTGTTGGCAATCTCCTTCTCTCGTCCTATCACTTGATGCTCAAAAATCACGCGGTTCAATTTCTGTGTAACTAAATGAGTGTGGGGGCTTGTTGATCGCAGCAACACACGATCTCCACGACGTTGAATCTTCAAACCTTCGCTCAAGTTACCCGTATTCACACCCACGGTTTCACCTTCAGCTGAGGCCCTTCGACGTCGGCCATTCACACTATAGACACTGCCGGACTTAGCAGACCTCATGTCGCGTCTGGTGCGCTTACGAATATCGCGCACTTCGGGGTCAAGCTCTTTGACCACCGCACTGTGGATCTCAGTACCCGTCCTTGCGGTTAAGCGGACCTGGTCATCGCCGTCCAGGTCAACAAAGAGGTCAAACACTGTCTTTCAACCGCTTTGTGATAAATTTCATAAATTCAAGGTGATCCCCATGCTCCATGGTCTCAATGACCTCATGGCGCTTGCCTTGGAATTCAACCGCTTTGACGGTTGTTAAATCAATATCCTTGCGAGACCGCATATAGAAAATATGGGTTGGTCCTTCGGTGACAGGGTCTCCGCCCTGCCACGCAATCTTTAGCGGCTCCACATGCGCCCAGGACTGGCCAACCTCTGTGTAATCGGACAGGAATCCAGTGATGTTTCCTTTCACAGAAGCCGTTAAGAGCTTCACGCGGTGGCGGAACCGGCCTAATGAAATAGTCTTCACCATCAGTTGAAACGATGCACTTTATATGGAGCGATTAGGCTTTCAAAATGCAACGGAAGTTCGCTCGTGATATTCCCAACGTTGATCGCTGAACGGTTTTCATAGACATGCGCAATATGTGTTAGAATTGCAATGCGCAACGGTCTTGGGACATCATTTGGTGAAGCACCATAGCCAGACTTAAAAGTCACTCTAACCGAATTTGAAACTGTTAGACTAAGGTCTTCCGGCCAGTTCTGGCCGACCTTCAATTGGATCAAAGTGTCTGTGTAACCAGCTTTTACAAGCTCATAAACACTTGGATCGACTATCGACGTAGCCCCATATCTATCGGTGTATTTGACAGATGTAATCTCTTGCACAGGCGGAAGCGGCAACTCGATTTTAGTAGGAAAGCATGGGAGGCTCATCTCCCATGTTTGTTCGATAAGACAGCGCCCTAGCTTTCCATATGGACCATCTAGGGTATCAGTGATCGCGTGTATCATCGATTCAACCAGCGCATTTTCCGCCGGATCAGACTCATCAACTTTCAAAAAGTTCTTCGTTTCATCCAAGGTGACAGGGTACTGACCCGGCGGTGTTACGAGTTGGAGATACATTTAGCGCTATTTGGCTTTTTTCTTGGCAACCATTTCGATAGCCACACCCTTGCGGATGAAATGCAATTCAGAGGCCGCAGGCAGATCCTTAACGACTTGGCCCTGTTTGTATTGGGTGCCAGCTGCATCTTTTACGGTATAGGGCAGAAGAAACTTAATCGCCATCATGCTACCTCTTGACCCACGAGGGAAATTGGTTGAAGCGGTTGATATCTTCCGTCATGACCAAACACTAGGACGCCGGCGTCGGCAGCATCGGTTCCAACTGTCACAGATACCCGCAAATGAGTGTACTTCTCATTGGCGTCCAGCTGTTCGCTAGTGCAATTGATGATGTGAGCTGAATTATCGTCGGCGTTGGCTTGCAGCAATTGTGCTAAAGACTTTCCTGAAATGTCTTTAGCATCCGTTCCCGCACCATCTTTGGCTTGCTCCAGTTTGACATCAACGGTTGAACCAGCTGCCATTGCGCCAATAGCAATCACTGCCTGGATCCAAAAGACTTTGCTCATGTCAATCCAAGCCGTTGTCTCCGTGCCAACGACCTTATTGCCTGGCAGCATAGCACCAATTAGGGTTGCCCTTTGGCTGGGCAACCGGTCTAAATGTCCCATTACACTAATCCTTTAAATAGGGGTGAATAAGGTGAGGTGGGCTTTAAGCCCGTTCTTCAAGCGTGATGAAATGTGATCGCGCGTTCGATCCTTCCTTGGACCGTTCAACAGGCTTTGAAAGGAATGGCTGCCCGCCAAAGCGGAAGGTGAAGCGGAATGCCCTTAATCCGCGGTCAAAGTACATGTGGATGGACTCATCAAATTTGATGCCAGACTGCTTGCGCAAGCCGTAATAGCCCTTTGGATCAATAAATTGGATATCACCTTTATCACCGATAACCGATGCATGTTCAGTCAATATGATAGGTCGCCCTAAGAGAAAACCACCGGGAGCGTTCTGCATCCCTTGATCCGGTGCTGTCCAAATTGGTTGGTCGCCAATTTTAAGATTGTGAATTTGTGGCATAATATCAGCATTAATACGCCAGCTTGACCGACCAATAGAAGCTGGCATCATTCGGTAATACATATTCAAGATATTATCAGCGACTACTGTGTCGGGAGCTTGTCCAGCTTCTTTTTGAACGGTGACGAGGGCTCCTGAATTGAGATACCCAAGAGGCTGCCCGACACCACTACCATATACAATTGAATCCGAAGCCTTAAAGTTTATAGCCTTGCCCGCGCCAACGGTAATCCGGTTGCGGAGCCGGGGAGCATCTTCGAGAAGCTCTTCAGTCATCGTAGCGAATGCATACAACTCATGCAGCTTGGTGGTGCGGCCCTCGCTTTCAATTTTAGAGCCCTTCATTTGCTCCGCTTCGGCGCGCCAATAAGCTTGTATTCCAGTGGTGCCATAACTTGTCGATGGGTCCACATCCATTTCAACAGAGTTAGAACTGGTCGGCTCTATTTCGATTTCATTAAGAAGGTTTTCTTCGGCTTCAACAACTTCCCATATCTTATCTCTTATCGCTGTAGGGACAAGAAAACCAGCATCACCTGCATCGTTGCTATGATAGCTGGATGGTGCCGTCAGGCGTTCATCAGTCGACACGCCAAGGGATGCAGCATGTACTGCGGTTGCAAACTCGGCTTCATCTTTGAAGCCGTTCATGCCATCGCCTTCGGCGGGTTGGGCAGGAACTGTGGCACGCCGGACAAATTGCGTATTGTCCTCGAACGAGACATGACGGTCGTTCAGTTCCTCAAGTTTCTTGATTTGAGATGCGAGCCGATTGCTACGCTCTTCCAGCTTAGCAAACTCATCATTCTCTTCATCTGTCATGTCCCGATTTTCATCGATAGCGCCCTGCAATAAAGCTTCCTGTTGCTTGAGCGCCTCTGCGGCTTGTTCACGTAATGCAGCCAAACTCACTTGATTGTCTCCTTATCAGCATAAAAAAAACCGCCCAGTGGCGGCTGTTGACTTTCGAATTATTTTCGCTTTAGACAGCGAGTGCTTTTCCCTGCACCTGCGCTTTGCGGCGCATCAGGTTGAGCCTGGAACGGGCAGAGCTGAACTTCTCTACAACTGCTTTTAGTGATTGAATTCCATCAACCATATTACTATTTAAAGCTTCTTCCGCGTTAACCATAGCGCCAAGACCAAAACCCTCTTGGACCGCCTGCCTTGTTACGCCACGACCCCTAGAAACTGCCTGAACAAATTTGTCATACGTCTTGTCAACAGACCGCTGTTCATCATCAAGCGCGTCCCCTTCAAGAGGCTCATATGGGTTGCCATATACTTTCTTTTCACCGGCTGAAACCAAAGTCATTTTAATGCCGAGATTCTCCATATATTGAGAAAAGTCCTCATGCATACGATAAACCCCAATAGAACCAACCTCACCTGAGGGAGTTACATAGAATTCGCTTGCCTGAGAGCCAATCCAATAGGCAGCCGATGCTGCGTAGGGGTTGGCTACTGCAATGACCGGCTTTTTTGAACGGGCTGCATAGACGGCATCACCAGCTTCCTGAGTTCCAAACACCAGCCCACCAGGGCTGGCTATATCAATGATGATAGCTGAAATTTTAGGGTTATCAGCCAAAGACGAAACCTGATCGGCAAACCTCGCCGTTGACGTCCCAAAGACACCCCTAGGTGTCAACACACCATTTAAAGGGACAATGGCCGTTGACCCTGTTTTAATTGGGTCGAGGGCTGCCACGGCCTCTTGTTTTCCAGAAATCGCGCGCGCCAAATACGCTTCATGCAAAGCCAATGGCCCAAATAACAAATCATTCACTGTTTTGATCCTGCGGTGCGGTCTGACCACCTGTAAATGTATCAGCCGCCCGATTGCTGTTTAAAGGCTCTCTTGGGTCATCTGCCCAGTCCTCATCTATCTTAGGCAGCCCAAACCAATGTGTGGCTATATCGTTTCTTGACATTACAGACGCGGTCCGAGCCAATACGGCATTGCGCCATTGCGTAGTGGAATCCCCTCGCAGCAACCCATCAAGATTGAACTTAGCCTTAAATTGACCCCTCATGTCAGGAGTCATTAGTCTTGTATAAATTGCTTGCTCGATCCGTTTCACCAGCGGTCGTATTGTATATTTTACGTATTGGAGCGCCTCTTGTTCTTGGTTGGATTTCCCTGCGCTGTCACTAATCATGGAAATTGGAATACGCCAATAACGTGCAAGTTCAATCACCTGCTTCCGACACAGCTCAATATATTGGCTGTCGGTATTTGATTGAGAAGGTGAAACCCATTTCAGTCGTTCTAAAATTGGTGTCTTGCCTGCATTTAGGGCACTACCAAAACTACTACTGAAAGCCTTAGAGATACGTTCCCTAGCGGCATCGCTTAAGTCTACATCACTGGTTAAAAAACCCGATGGGCGGGCTGCATTTTTAAAGAAATTCTTACCTTGCTCTTCAAGCGCAATAGCAAATTCCGCTGAGCTTTTGGCTTGCTCCCACGGCACAATTGGGGCCAAGGTGGTCCCGCCTAAACCAGCGAACCAAAATACGTCTGCTGGACCTAGGAGCCTCGAAGTCCCGCCATCACATTGATATTCGATTCCGAATTTTCTCTCTTCATGCTTTTCTTGCACTTGCAATGGATTCAAATGCCACAGCTCTAGTTCACCGTTAGAGAAAACAGGTTCAGCATATACTATGCCCCGCAGCAACGCTGTAAATGCCATTTGAGACCAAAATTCGACACCTGTTTGCAATGGATTGGGGCGATAAGCCAGAACCTCACTCCATGGGTGGTTTTCATCCCCGGTCGTCGATTTGATCTCGAAAGGCAAACTACCTACGGTTTCGGCAATGATTGAAACGCAATAGAATACAGCTGAGACCTTTGCAGCGGTCTCCGCATTTCCGCATTTAATCCTATTTTGCGGCGCAACCTCATCCCAGCCTTGCGAGCCTCCAAATCCGGCGGCCTTGCTCTTGTTGAAGATGAAATCAAAAATCTTCATATAAAGAGCACATCCTCTGTTTCATAAGTTGAGTTTTCAGCTTTACTCACTGTTTGGGTTGCCAGCCCAACAGCCATGGTCAATGCAATCACAGGATCAATTTTGTTGACGGCCTTCCGCTTCGAAAGCCAATAATTATTCCAGCGATCTTCCTCTGTAATCGCTGACATAATCGCCATCATCACAGCCGGGTTGCGTCTAATTCGCAGGCGTTTTTCAAGTATCAACCGCTCAATTTCTTTGACCGATCCAGGCATCCAAAGACCTTCTTCAAGGCCGTTCTCCACCTTTCCCTTTTTGATTCCACCTTGAGGGTGTTCAAAATGAGTTAGCTCGACGCCAATGTCTTCAAGCTCTTCTTGTAACTTGCGATAGGCGTACCGGTCATAAGCTATGCCAGTGACTTCAAATTGCGTTGACATGCCAGCGATATAAGCAGCCACATCATCTAATCTGATTGAGGCACCAGACGGCGCATTCAAAAAGCCTTCTCTCGCCCATACATCGTAGGGCACCTTATCCTTCAGGGTGCGCTCCGATATCGTATCGCCAGGCGTCCAGATTTCGCACCAGGCTGAATAAGTTGGTTTGCCGTTGAACTCACCATCCTCAACCAACATTCCAAGCGCCGTAAGGTCTCGTGTGCCGGAAAGGTCAGCACCGACATATATCGGCTTGCCTTTGAATTCTTCCGGTTCGAAATCAGCAAATAACGGCTCTACAGTGCTGCGCGGCATCCACGCTCGCGCTGCGTCTGTCCACACACAAAAGTGCAAGCGTAATATCGTGTTCAGCTTGCCGGGGATCGCTTTGGCTTGAGCAACAACACCAGCAAGATATTCTTCAGTAATTGTCACCCCCAATAAGGGGTTCGCTTTTGCCCAACAACTTGGGTCATTCAGCGGGTCGTCGTCTTCATCTAAAGCACACACATAGCTGAAGGTTTCATCATCTAAGACTTCACCAACATATGCTGGGTCAAGCACCGCGTCGTTTGAACCTGCGGCAACCTTGATTGCCCACTCGTGTTCTTCCCAGCAAACGCTTGTTCGATCTGACCCGCTGTTAGTGATTAACACGATCAAGGGGTTTCGCCGGAATTTGAAACCACGTTCCAACAACTCGATGATCATACGATCATTCAATTCGTGAATTTCGTCGCCCAGCGCAAAATGCGGACGGGGGCCAGATCCTGTCTTGCCTGTATCTCTTGACACGGGCCGGAAAAATGAGCCCGACTTAAGGTGTGCGATATTGTATTCACGACCAACACCGCCACTAAATCTTAGACGCTGGGACAACGCTGGCGATTTCCTCACCATCTTCACGGCATCACGAAAGAGAATGCTTGCGGTCTCTTTCTTCGCCGCGAAAGGGTATATCTCGGCTCCTGGCTCGCCATCCGAGGCTAAACCATAAAGGCCAATCCCACCGACCAGTGGTGACTTCCCGTTGCCTTTACCCTCTTCAATATATGCACGTCGAAAGCGTCTTGTTCCGTCGGCTTTTTTCCAACCAAAAATTGATCCCAGCTTAAAGGCCTGGCTGGGGTGCAAAAGGAATGGCTGTCCTTCGAACTGTCCTTCACTCAGCTTCAGAACATTTTCGAAGTAGGCATAAACTCTTTCTGCAGCGCCATGGTCAAACCACAACCCCCGTTCATGACCCTTTTCAAGGTCGTCTAAATGACGCTGGCAGGCATTTCTAACGTGAGGCCCAGCGACAAACTTGCCCCCCAATACATCAAGTGCATATTGTGTAGCCCTATCAGTGGAAGAAGCTTTCGTTTGGGTCTTCTTCGTCTTCATCTGAGGGCATCGCTACTTTCGATTCATCGGCGGGCGTTGCGCCAAGTTTTGACAGCACGGTTTGGTATGTGTTCATTGCAGACACACCTGGTGGCTCATCACTGTTAAACCTTGCGCGGAGGTGAGAGGCTAACTGCAAAAGTGCGCGATGGCTGTAAGTGAGCCACGGCAGTTCATCCTTGAATTCTTTCCAAGCCTCTTTTTCTGACTTGCTCATCCAAGAAGGTGGGCTTCCAACGGCTTGTTTGTTGGAAGCAGTTGGCTTTCTTCCAGCATGTCGGCCAGGGTTTTTAATGTCCGCCCCCGTAATCGCCGCCTTACCTGCTGGAATTCTCGACCGAGCCATGACCCCCTATATTTTCAATTGTGGGAATGAAAAGTTTACTTCCCCCATGCGGTCTCGCCCCTAAATACTGTAGTGATTTGACCCCCCCCTATGGTTGGTCGTCGCGCCTAAAGTTAGGGATGCCATCTAATGACGCGCCGCGTTGCGGACCCTGTTTATGTCCGAAGCCGCCATCTTCTTTAACCGTCTTCACGGAGTGACACCTGGCGCACAATACCTGCAAGTTTTGCAGCTCATGCGTTCCGCCTTTGGCTAGCGGGACAATATGATCAACATGCACTTGCCTCTTCTCTAAAGGCAGTGGACGGCGGCAGTGATTGCAGCCTGGGCCATCCCGCAATAGCAGTTGAGGGAAAACCCTTTCGCGATACCGACGCCACCAAGCGTCATACCCACGCTTGGCCGCCGACTGTCTATTATCGCGCCGCATATTACATCAACTGTGTCCTGATAATTTCCGCATTGGGGAAAAGAAAAATGCGCCTCGGCTCTGGTCCGGGCGCATTACGATGCATTAATGTTCTTATATCGTTCGTTTTTCCTTCTTGCAAGTAAAATTATAAAAAAAGTTTATTATAGTCGTCAAAGGCCTGTTCTATCCGCTTTTCCACATACTTAGGCTGGTGCCGATAGGTGCGTGCGATGCGACCCACGGTGAAGTCGTAAATGGCAAAGTCCGAGGCCATAGCGCGCGCCTCGCTGTGATCCCACCATTGATGGTATTGGGTGATGAGCTGCTGCTGCCTCTCGGTGAAATCCAGCAGGGCGCGGGCAGACGGTATGCGCAGATAAGATGGCGTTTTGATATCTACATCACGGGCAACGAAATACCAGCCCATATAGATTTCATCGGCGGCGGCCAGCAGCTTTTCTTCAAGCCATCCCTTCTTGCGGGCAGAGACACGCCCGCTGGGCGTCTTCCTTTGATCCCTAACAGTGCCCCATGTCGATGGGTCTTTCTCGTTATACATACGGTGACGGTCCTCATGGCGGGCAATCAGTTCGTCACGTATGATGGCATTAACGCGGGCACGCTCTCGCGCCTGGCTTTGCAACACGATGTTGATACGGTCCTGGGATTGGGTGGCTTCATGCTGCATGGTCATCTCCATCAAGCGATTGCGGTTGAGGCAGGGGCACGGGACAGCCCGAATTCAGCCAACACGGAATCACTGACCAGGGTGTCAGGATGGTCCAGGCGCGGCCCCCACGCTTCCGGCCAGTCCCCATCTCCCTGGTACAGAGATACGGCGGCACGCTGGCCCTCAACTGTCCCCAGTGGATGGGTGCACTTGGTAGGCACAGCATCCAGAAACGCAGCCCGGAACCAAGCTATCCGCTTTCCCTTTCCGGCACCATGTTGGCACTTGTTGCGCACCAGATCGATAATCTGCTTTGCGTTGAAGCCAAGCTCCATCCACTCCTGAACTTGGCTCACCAGGGCATGCGCGTTCAGCTGGAATGGGCAACCAATGATGCCGAGAAGTTCACTTGCTGTGGTGTAAGCCTCCTCGTACGTGCGCGCATGCGCATTGCTAGCTAGCTCTTTGATGGTTCTATTATATTGATGTGATCGTCCGTCACATCGGATGTGATCCTCCGTCACATCTGGTTGTGACTGTCCGTCACATCGGGTGTGACTGTCGATCACATCTGAATTTCCGCCGTTGTTCTCTTCTTGTTCCTGTCCGTTGTGACTATCCGTCACATCTGAATTTCCGCCGTTTTTCGCACCCTCATCATCTGTCGAAGGATCAATATCAACAACTGAAAACGGAGAATTTTTTGCTAAATTGAGCTGATAAGTGTTGTGAATTTTCATCCCGAAACGACGCCCCTGACGCACCATCAACAGATCATGTTCCACCAGTTTCTGAATGTGCCTGTTGATGGTTTCACGGCTCACACCGCATTCACTGGCCAGCGTCGATTGCTTTGGCCATGACACGCCATTGTCATTCGCCTGGTCGGCCAATTTGATAAGCAAAAGTTTGGAAATCGCGGATGGGGTAGGCTGCTTCCATGCCCATGCGAGACAAATATTACTCATTACAAAACCTCATCAAATGAAAATGCTGAACAAGGCATATAGGCGGTCACATCGCGCGCGCCGCCGGAACCATGACGGTTCTTCGCCATGATGATCTTGCACTTGTTCTTCACGCGGTCGTATTCCCCCTGCCAAGCGGCATATCCGCCCGGATCAGCTATTTTATCCGGCTGGTTATTTTTCAGGTAATAAGCGTGGCGATACAGGAAAAGAACGGAATCAGCGTCTTGCTCAATGGCACCAGAGTCCCGCAGGTCAGAAAGCATCGGCTGCTTATCATCTCGGCTCTCAACGCCCCTGGAAAGCTGTGAGAGCGCGATCACGCACACATCAAGCTCCCTCGCCATGGATTTAAGGTTTTTGGTTATCTGCGCAACCTCCTGGACCTTATTGCCCTTATAGGAGCCATCATGCATAAGTCCGATATAATCGACGATAACAACGTCTAAGCTTTTGCCCTGCGCCTTAAGCGAACGCTTCCAGCGGCGCAGCTCAGAACGCACACGGGCGACCGTGGGCTCACTACGTGACCAGATACGGATGGGCAGGTCCGATAGATAGTTATTCGCATCCCTCAACTCAGGAATGCGCACCTCGGGCACCTTGCCAGTGCGGAAGTCCTGATATTCAATCCGCTTGCCGCGATGATAACAGATTTCAGACAGCATCCGATTTGTAAGCTGTTCCTCCGACATCTCGAATGAGAACAACGCCACGCCATGCCCGTTATCGGCAATGCCCCGCGCCAATGACGTGGCAAAGGCCGACTTACCCATGCCAGGGCGGCCAGCGACAATCACAAGGTCGGTGTGATATAGCCCGCCACATAATTCACTCAGCCACGGCATATTGGTCGGTGACATGCCTGGGACAGCGCCTTCGCGGTAAATCGCCTCAAGCCGCTGGATAGACATCTCACCCGCTTCACCTGCGGTTACAGACCCCTGGTCCGCATCACCAAATAACGACTGTATGGCCTCTTCGGCGTCGGTTGCGATTTTGTGCGCTTGCAGATCCGCATCAGGCTGGGTGGCGGCACCCTTAATGTCATCACAAACACCGACAAGGCCACGCAGGCGATAAAGCTCAATAAGCGATTGCGCATAGTCACGCACTGCATAAGGCAAGGCCATGCCTCCCAGACCTGCAAGATAAGCCTGCGCGCCGCCAACTTGGTTCATCGCTTCATCATGCTGAAAATAAGCCCGCAGCGTAATAGGCGTTGCTGACTTCCCCTGGTCACGGAAACTCAAACAAGCGTCAAATATGCGCTTATGGACGCCCTCATAGAAATGCTCTGACTGCAACTCGACGGGCACTGCGTCAAGGGCCTTGGGGTTCATCAGAATAGACCCAAGCACGGATTGCTCCATCTCAAGGTTGATGAGAGGGCCAATGGCTTCCTCATCTGAAATCTGTTGGTTTTCCAGCGTCATGGGGCAACCTCCATAAACACTTCAAGGGCGCGCTTGGCTGCAAGACCGTCTTCCAGCTTTAATGTCTGTTGAGCCTTAAGCGACGCCTGCACAAATTCATCCCACTGTTCGGCTTTCAAGTCTTCACTTTGGACGGCTGTATCGTTGCTCATAGCTTTATCCTTCTTAAGACTGGGCCCACGGGCGTTGCCGGGGCATTATGGGATTGTGGGGGGATTTGGCTTTTGCCAGCGGTGGGGAAAAGAAAGAATATCATCTCAACCCCTTTCCAAACCATAGACCGATGCAGCCCGTTGAATCAGCGTGTCGGCTTCTGCAATGGCATTGAGTTCAAAGTCGGTCAGGGGCTGCTCATCGTCGCTGATGCGGGCCAAATACCTCTTGGCCTCAGCCACAAGCGTGCGTGCCTCGGCGCTTTTGAAGATTTCATTGAAACAGGTGCATGTGGATGCACGGGGAGTGTCGTCTGCCAGCATATGGGCATCTCCGTTGGCTAAGTTGTTAAACCCAACCACTGGAGGTTCTACACTCCTGGTGGCCGGACCGATACACGGGTAGAACACCACCGGATGCTCCCAACGGTAAGCATTCCGGCGGAACCATGACCGGCCCGACCATAAGGAAAGCTGAAACGCCCAATAAAAAACGCGCTTTAAGAGGCGCGCGGACGCCGTTGGAACATCACGGCGGTGTTCTACTCCCGCCGCAGTGATTTTGCACTGCTGGTCCACCATGCGTCGATTTTGGGCGTATGTCAACATCATGCGGCACTCCATGCTTTGAAGCGCGCGGCACAGTTTATGGGATAAATTGTTTCATAATTAATTGACATTTGTAGCTTAAAAGCTACATTAGACAGATAAATTTTTACTGTTAATAACGATAAGAGAGGCCGCCCAGCGCCATGATAGTGGTTGAAAAAACAGAAGAATTTCAAAAATGGCACCTGGGCCTTAAAGACAAAACAAGCAAGACGCGGATAACCGCGCGCCTGGACCGTGTTGAACAAGGAAACCTGGGCGATTTTAAGAACCTTAAAGATGGCCTTTACGAACTTCGGTTTACCTTTGGTGGCGGTATCAGGGTTTATTACACCTGGCGCGGCGATGAAATCGTCTTGCTGCTGGCCGGAGGAAACAAGTCGGACCAAGAAGCCGACATTGCTCGTGCAAAAGAAATGATCTCGGAACTCTAGGAGCGTATCATGAGTAAACTTAAAACGACTAAATGGGATGCCGCAGACAGTATTGAGGATTTCGAGGATGCCTATCTGTACCTTGAAGCCACTCTTGAAGACACGCACGGCGACCGCGCTGCCATCATGAAGGCGCTTGGCAATATTGCGCGCTCCAAAGGCATGGCCGAGGTTGCGGAAAAAACCGGCCTTAGACGCGAAACGCTGTATCGCATGCTTTCCGAAGAGGGCAATCCGACCATTGATAACTTTATCAAGGTTTTGGCCGCCTTCGGCATTGAAATGCGCTTTGCGCCCTCCGTTAGGACACGCCAGCGCCTCGACTTGAGCGGACAGGCTGCGGTGGCTTAAACCATGGAAGCTTCTGCTGAATCCATTCTTGCGGCTGTACGAAGCGGCAAAATGGAAACCTTCCCGCAATCCATCGTTGACGACATGATTAACGGCGTCCACCCGATCCGCAGCTTTCGCGAGTACCGGGGGCTTACGGCCGATCAGCTTGGCAACGCGGTTGGCATATCGGGCGCCTATGTGCGTCAAATTGAGACCGGCAAGCGCGAAGGAAAGGCGCAAGTGATTAAAGCCATCTCTGACGCGCTCAACGTTGATATGGAGCTTTTGATTGAAGATTAAGATCGTTCCAGGGCGCGACATTGACAGCCCACCACCGGATGACGCCATGCTGGAAAACATCAAGAAGGCCCAGCGGGGCGTCATACCAAAGCCCAAGCCACGACCATCATGATGATGACGATATATACCGCGACACAATGTCGGGGTATATACCGAACGAGATATCGAGGCAGTCGTCATCATGCGGCGGCCTCTTTTGCTTTAAACTTTCCAACCTGATTGCCCCATGCATCCCAACCGGGCCAGCGCTGGCGCGCGAATAACTCGACATAAGGGCCGTTCAACAATTGCTCTATGCGGTCATAGACGCAATCGGGCTTACGGCTGTGTTCGCGGCGGGGCTCAAAGATAGGCTGGCGCACGCTGGCGCTTTGACGCTTTGGCTTGCCACGGGTGGCCAATAGGCACGCTTCGGTGTTGGACCGGGTCCAATAGCCCATGCCGCAGAACAATGAGCTCTCATCGACAAACAGGCGGTAATTGTCGCCCTTCATCCAATTAAAGCCGCAAGTCTTATATGTAAAACCCCAGGCATCAATCACGCGCATTGCGTCTGGCAACGTCGGCCAGGTCATCCACAGGAACAAAGCACAATCATCCGCCGCCAATTCGCTTACAGGCAAGGCGCAGATATCATCAATGGTCATGGTGCTGTAATGTGATTCAGCACTCCGATCCTGGCCCTTTTTGGACCAGGTCTTGAACGACCATGCGGGATCGGCATAGACGACCTGATAACCCCGTTTCCGAAGCCCAGCGAAAGGATGGTTGCCTGTTAAAACTGAGCTATCCATTGACCTTCTCATGCTTGATGCGCGACGCCTTGCGCCATGGCACGGTGTCAACGGCATTCAACGGGCCCGATAAAACACCCTCTAACCGGGCGGTTTCGTGGCGCTCCACCTCCATTTCGCATACTGTCTTCTTGGCTGCCGCGCGGGCCCAATGCCGCCATGCTTCTTTGGCGGCTTCATGGGCTTTTCGCAGTTCTTTCCCCGCCTGCTTCATATTGGCCTTGGCCTGGGCAAGATCATCAGGAATCAATCGATCAGTCATTGAGAGCCCCTTTACGCACATCTAAGCCCTTGTCCTGGCGTATTGCGTGGGCGATTAAGAGGCACCTTTTGCGGTGCAAAGACTCCACTTTCAAAGAATGATCTTTCCACATGTCCGCTTCCCGCTGATGAAATTCAGCAAGTTGGGCTTGTATTTCCTCTTGTGTCGGCGCTGGATTTTCCGGCACCCGATAGCCACGACTGCGAAACAAGGATTTGATAAAGCGTTTCATCATGCGCTCCATATCGGCTTAGTTGGGCACCCAAGGCCCTTAAGAAACTCGACGGCTTCGTCTTCACTGCGCGCCATGGCATATGGGATGCCTAGATCCTCGCACTTGGCCTTGAAACGCTTTTGATCCTTGGAAAGATAGCCAGCGCTATGATGCTGCGTCCTTGGCCGCTTGACTTCGATAAACGCCACACGGCCATCCCATGCGACCAACAAGTCGGGGGAACCTTTCACAAGCCCCATTTGCTTCAATTTGGAGCGCCATTGCACCTTGGCCATGCCTTCATTCGCAATGTGCAAAGTCAAAGCGCGGAACTTCGTGTTGATGGCGTGCAGGACCCTGATTTGGACGGTGTCTTCCTTGATGGGGTATGGATAAAGCTGGGATGTCATTCGCTTCGCTCCTTTGGTTCAATACTAACGGGGAACCATGCACCAGAGCGGACGACGGTTGTCGCGCCTTTAGTGATTATCTCGAAGGAGTCTTTTTCTCGGTCGTACCGGGCGAACCACATCTGGCCGCGCTTAAATTGGTCTTGGCATCCGAAGGCACAATCGCGCGCATCAAAGTAAGACCGTGCGTGCTTTAAAGCTGTGATGAAGATCAGAGTTGTAATGCCGCCGCCGAATACAATACGGTCGAACAGGTTGTTGGGGATGAAGGCTTCAAACACCGCCACCCAGATAATCACCCATGGGAAAGCCAATAGAATGGCCAGCGCCACGGGCCTTAAATGATCGTCTGCGAACCCGCGCCAATCCATCACCGATTCCTCGTGTTCTTTTTCAGCCAATAGTCAAATCTTGACATTGCGGTGGTCTTGGTCCGCACGCCGTCATTGTTCCAGTTGTCGCGCAGCAGACGCCATTCCATTAGGAAACCTTGGCGGATAAAGCCACAGGACCAGCGAATGTCTTGGAAGAGGTTTTTGAATAAATCCCACACGGCGAGAAATGATATAATCAGTGCCATCGCCAGCGGGCTTACCAACAGGATGCCGAAGCCTGGCGCACCGGACAGGACCAAGGCCACGCGACGGCGATATAAACGCCGCCGGGGCGATGGGTCGCTTATCCGGTGCCCGCGTTCCATTATGCGGCTTCTTCTTCGCTGGCGCTAACTTCGCCCTCGATGGCGCGCGCATAGAGATCAAGCAGATATTCTTGCTCTTCACGGTCATTCCGGTCCAGCTTGCGCAAGCGAATGATCTGGCGCATGATTTTAGGGTCAAAGCCGGACATTTTGGCTTCTTTGAACACATCGCTAATATCTTCCTGCAATGCCTTCTTTTCTTCTTCCAACCGTTCAATGCGCTCAATAAAGCTGCCCAGAATGTGGCCAGCGATGCCGCCTACCGTTGCCATAGGGCTATCCTTTCCGTTTTGATTTAATGATTGTGACCTTGCGATAGGCCGGATTGTCGTGGGTGATTACCATCCCCTCAGCCCTCCCGCTCGAGAACGGCGACCAATTGAGCCTTGATATTGGCAACGACGCTTAGGACGTCATCACACTCTTTAAGCATATTATGGTGGCGGACTTCCTTGGCTGAGATATTGCCGTCTGAAAGCGAACTCAGCAGGCGATCAAGCACCTCTCCGCTTTCCTTGGCCAAGCGCCCGGTCTCTTTCATCGTGGGGGCCTGGGCGTCACCTTCGGGCAGCTTCACAAGCGTATATCCCGCAATGCTTGCCAGCTTTTCCGTGACAAGTGGGTTGCAGGCCAGACCTTCAAGCGCGGGAATATCGGAAATCCGAAAAAACTTATTTGCGTGTTGAGGGTTGGTGCTGCTGCACATGTAATTAATATTTGGCTGCGCGCACCCAAGTAGCTTTGCGGCATTTTCCTGCCCACCGCATTGTTCCACTAAATTCTGGCTTGCCAGCTTCAATTCAAATTTTGCAAAGCGTAACGACTGCATCTCGAAAACCTTATAAATTTCCCGAAGTTATAACGTGCATCCCAGCGATGCCGCCCTTAGCTTGGGTGCTATGACCACACAGGACCTTGATGAATTGATAAATAGAACCCACCAGCATCCCCACATGTGCACACGCACGCGTAAAGGGGTGGCCGGGGTGCCGGGGCGACATGCTTGTGTGGACGTCGCCCCGGCAAGCGCTGGATCGATCAATGGGGGAAAAGATCGTAAGCGCATCCAGCGCTGGAAAAAGAACGGCGGGGGCAATAAAAGCTTTGGGAAAACCCCCGCCTATGCGGGGATCAGGTCCATCCCGCAATTCGATAGTGGTGCCTGCGGCCGGGATCGAACCAGCAAGGGCCAAAGCCCGTCGGGGCTTAAACCCGATGCGTTTACCATTTTCACCACGCAGGCGATTAAATGTGGTCCCCCTGGTTGGACTCGAACCAACACAGCAATAAAGCCGCCGGAACCTAAACCCGGTGCGTCTACCATTTCCGCCACAGAGGGTAACTTGATTGGTTGCAGCGGCGGGATTCGAACCCGCGACCTCTTGGTTATGAGCCAAGCGAGCTACCACTGCTCTACGCTGCTTCAAGAAAAAAGCGGCCACACGCTTGCCACATGGCAGATAACCACCATGGGCCAGCGCGTGACCAAGTTTCGGGTGAAAACCCGAGGAAGATACGAAAAACCCACTCATGCGAGCGCCCGCCCTAAAAACGCAACAAGGAAAAGGCAGGGCCCGCCTACGCCAAACAACAATACAAAGCATTTACGCAACGCAGCCCGAAACGCAGGGCTGTCATTCAAATCCCGCCTGACATCCTTGGCCGCCAGCCAGATCATGAAAGCGATCAAGGCAAACATCACAATGCCCCCAAGGCTGTGCAAAGATATAGGTCCACTGGCGTCCATTTGGTGTCTCCGGGCCGCCTAACCGAAAAAGCAATACGCGGAACAAGAAAGAGCTATCGATTGGCTACTTTGAAAAAGACTGTTGGATATGCATTATAGCGTTTCGCTAAGTCTTGCAATAGCGAATTGCTTTCACAGTGTGTTTTTTTTTGCGATAAGGATTAAGCGCCAATCGCGATTTGAGGGGAAACCCGAGGGGAAATCATTGGCTGTGGGTCGGGATAGAATGACTGATTTAAAAAAGACAATAGGTGCTAATATAAGGCGCATCCGGGAAGAGCGCGGCATGAGCCAAAGGCTGCTTTCCGAGAAAATCCATAAAGAGCAAGGTACTTTAAGCGGTTACGAAAGTGGACGGCGGGAGCCGGATGCTGCAACGATCGATAAGATTTGCAACATCCTAAACACCACGCCCAATGAACTATACGGCCATAGCAGCTTTACCCCGGTTTCTGAGGAAGCTCTTGAGATCATTTTAAAACGCGCATTGCCGCTAATGTTGAGCCGGAGCTCTCCGCCTGAGACGATTGCAAAATCGGTAGCGCGGACATACAACACTCTTGCTGAACTGCGGGAAGACCCACGCGATCTTCTTGAAGAGCTCGATAATATTCCGTCAGCAAAATCAAATCGAGCCGGTTAACAGGTGCAAGCATTACCCCTCCAAATACAACTTCAAAACACCAACCAGATACTCAACGCAACACCTACAAACAATGCGACTTAAACACTAAGGAACTGGGCGGTCTACGAATCTGAAGTTGCAACTTGTATTTGCATAATGCTTTAAAGTTGCACGGTGGGTTAAAATTTTCTTAACAAAGTAGAAATATAACCACGACTGGAACTGTAACTACAATTACTTAACGCCATATTCCAATATGTTACCGTCAATATCCACCAGGGCCAGCGCAGTGAATTCCACACGTCCCGCTTGTTCTGTAAGCGCCGCAAATTCCATGCTCACAAGTACGTGATCGGTTCCGTCGGGGCGATCGACCCAAGAGGTCCCGAGATGTTCAAAAGTTTCTGGATAAGGGATTTGCGCCTTAATAACCGAAGCAAGCTTCTTGTGGTAACCTTCAAGCCAGTGCAGCTGCGCTCTGATTAATAAATCACGCTTCCGAGCTTCTTGTTCTTCAGGCGACAGTTCAACTTTTTCAGTTGCTGTGACGACTTCCTTCTTTTCCGGCGCGTCATCATCGTTAAAAAACCCCGCCCAAATGACATAGGTCATAATCAGAAATACAGCGCAAGCCTGAAAATATTTCTCTGTATATATCTTCTCACCAGTTTCTTCATCCACCTCGTCGCGATTAACAATCCCCACAAGAAGCTGATAGGCAAGCCAGCCGCCTACAGCCAAGAATAACAAATCAATTATCATATTAACCCCTCATTTTGCATATACATGCGTGTGAGCAAATTTTTATCACAACCAGAAATGGGCGTCTACACGGGGTTTCACAGCTTTTCTTCTCACCAATTTAAGCGTATCGCTTTTAATAGCTTGACATAATATAGCGCAACGCTAAGATTTGCACATCAAACAACGACAGCGGACCTATATCATGCAGCCGTTACCAATGCCGAAGAGTTGGGATCCCAACCTATCGCATAGCTGGGAAAAGTTTGACGCTTATATGCGTGAAGCAGCCGAGAAGGCCAAGGACCAGCATCAAAGCCCCCTGGGTTATTTCAAGAATGCTAAGCGCGCAATGGACGTGCAGAACACGCATTTGGCATATCGCCATTTGCAAACCGCTGTACGCCTTAGCACTGACCCGCGGTGGTTGGTGTTCCAGGACAAGGTCAATGACGACTTCCATGGCTTCGATGAAATGACCATCCAGGAATATAAGCGCCAGCTTGATGCGGAATATCCATTGATTATTCCGGCTGATATCGCCGGGATGCATGACGTGATTGAAGCAGGCCTATCCCAATATCAAGGCGCGGGCATTATCGCCTTGGCACTTGAGGCCCAAGAGGAGCGCTTCAAAGTCTTCATCAAAGACCAGGTTGTCGCAGAGGTTGCCAGCGTCTTTTTATCCGACTTGGAGTCCATGGTTGCTCAAATATGCAAGCAGATCGACGGCGATGCTGCAGGCCGCAACACGGCGGAGGGACCAGCAACATGAAGGCGATTAGATTTATTGCACTTGGCGCGGCTTGGTATTGTCTACGGTTGGGTCTAGGCCGCGGGCTTTCATCATATGGAAAAGACCGTATCCAAGGGTTTTGGCTGCTTCCCATGTTATCAAAAGATGCATTTGTGTCATCTCAACCTGGCCTGAAAGACCAACTGGGAAGACCACCTCTACATGCTCTTTATCGTCCCCAGATGAGACGGAAATGACTTGGTCGATAATGAATAAAGGTTCTTTCACTGCTTTCTCCTGGTTGCGTTCTAATTGTATTTGCAACCCGACATTAGGTCGCAACCAGGGGAAGTGCAATGCATATAACGGAGCTACCGCATGAACGCATTGAATGATTTCGCTGATATCGTGCGCCCCACCGCCCCGGTGCTGATTACTGTCAACCTGAACAAGACTGACATCCAGATCATTCACCGGGCACTGACTGACAAGATTACCGCGGCCAGCGATGAACTTCTTTCCAAGGGCAGTGATACCCGCGAAAGCGATCAAATGCTCATCAGTCGCAAGATTAAGGCTCACCGCGCCGCCCGCATGAGGTTTCATGCCCTTGTCCCCGAACTGATGGAGGATGAGCGCCCGTTGGAAGACATCCTTCCCAGTGACAGTGATGAATCAGAAATCATCGCCTGCGCGCGCGAGGTCAAAGACTTCATGGGGGAATGCATCGAGGGGCAGTTGCGTTTCGTTGATGGCAACAAGTTCCGCTCATGCTTCGCAGACCTGTCCGACGCCCTGTCCAGGCTACCTAAAGGGAAGAGGCGCAACAAGTGAACCCGCTGCACATGATACAACTGCCAGGGTTTGGCGGACGGCACCCGTGCGAGACGGAGAAGGTCGAGCTGGGTGGCATCAAATACCATTTCACTTTGGTCTATGACCGTGGACGCGTCGTGGGGGTTCATGTGGATGGCCTAAAGGCTGGCACGGACCAGCAGCGCCACATCTATGAAACCACATGCATCATTAACGCCACATTGGCGGGCGGGACCACCGTCCAAGACCTCTATGGCGAAAGCCATGTGGACGGCGATGAACACACCATCATTTCCCATGTGCTTGCACGTGCGTGCGAAGAAGAACAAAGGAGCGCCGCATAATGTCAGGCAGCGTGAACAAAGTCATATTGGTGGGCCGCCTGGGCGCAGATCCTGAAGTTTCAGCCCTCCCGCACGATGGTGGACGCATGGCGCGCTTTTCCATTGCCACCAGCGAGAAGTGGAAAACCCGCAACGGTGAGAAGAAAGAGCGCACCGAATGGCACCGCGTCGTCACCTATAACGATGGCCTGGTGCGCATTGCCGAAAACTATTTGCGCAAGGGTGCCAAGGTCTACATCGAAGGCGAACTGCGCACCCGTAAATGGACCGACAACAGCGGGACTGAGCGCTTCACGACCGAAGTGATTATCCCAAATTTCAAGGGCGTCCTGACCATGCTGGACGGCCAGCGCAACGGACCACCCCCAGTCAGTGGGCCAGACGATTACCAATACAACCCGCCCAGCGGCGACCTGGACGACGACGTCCCCTTTTAAGGAACCAAGACGATGACAGCGGACCCAATAGACATTCACGTAGGAAGCCGCGTGCGCCTTCGCCGGACCCTTATGGGTATGAGCCAGGAAAAACTTGGCCACGCCCTGGGCCTGACATTTCAGCAGGTGCAGAAATACGAAAAGGGCGCGAACCGCATTGGCGCTTCGAACCTGTTTAAGATATCGAAAGCCCTGAAGGTGCCGGTGTCTTTCTTCTTTGACGGGATTGAGAATGGTGAACACGCGGTTGAATACCTACCGGATAAAGACACCGTGGGTAGATTCCACGCGCTATTGGCACGGGTAAACACACCTGTAACAGATAACTTCTTCGAAGGCGTGCGCATAGAAGCCGCCCACCAAAAAGAGCGTTGGGGAGATACCCACGATTATAACAAGCGCGACGCCGATTGGTCTGCCCTTGTCACCTACCTGCACGGAAAGGCGGTTAAGGCTTGCTATGATGGCGATAACGACAAACTCCTGCATCATATCATCACCACATCAGCAGCCTTGATGCACTGGCACACCTCTCTGAATTGGAAAATTGAGGCCGTCATTCCTGAACTCCTGAACATTGGCCTCAGCTACGACCAGATCAAAGGCGAATACCCCCAATTCGCCGATCGCATAGAAGCCTTCCGCAAGCATGTGGAGGCGGTAGGATGAGCAAAGTCACACCCGACATAGAAAGGGTAGCGCGGGCAATTCACGCTTCCACACGCTCAGAGCAATCCTTTGACCAGCTTCCATACAGGGCAAGTTACACAAACGACGATGTCAGGCAGGGCAAGGGTCAGAACAAATCCGCCACAAAAGACGATTATTACGATGCCGCCAGGGTCGCGATAAAGGCGATGGAAAATGTATCGACCCAAGCACTAACCGCGGTCCCCGGTGCATACGGCGTCGAAGCCCTTTATGGAACTGTCGAAGGCAGCGCCATGGCCTGGGACTGGCTGCAAGGCCACCGGGCAATGATTAAAGCAGCCTTGGGGGAAGACGAGTGAAAACCGATATCGTCTTAACCCTTGGCCAGCACGAATTCACCCTGCGCCCTACATTCGAGCGCATGAATGCCATCGAAGAAGAACTCGGCTCTGCGTTTAGCATCGTGGACCGCGCAACACAGGGCCAGGTTACAGTGAATGACGTTGTGACCGTGCTGTGGCACTGCATTCAGCAATGGCACGTTCGATCGGAGGCCTTTGTGAAGTACAAAGATGCCTTTGGAGAGCTGATTATGGAACACGGTGTTGCCACCGCCACCCCAGCCTTCCGCGCCCTGTTAACAGCGGTGTTAGCAGGCCCCAACGCAGGGGAGGCACCCCAATGATGTGCAACATTGAAAACCACCTCTTCGCATATATCACCTGCTTCATTGTCGGCATGTTGGTGGCCTTCGCCATGGCTGAATATGGCGTCTATCGCCGCTTTAAAGATAAGGAATAACCGATGACCACCGATAACGTCATGGACATTGGTGTACGGTTCAAATCGGAACCCGATGACGATCAAATATTTGAGGTCGTTCGGGATCGTGAATGCCACCATCAATATCGAATTGATATCGAATCAGACACTGTATATTGCGCTAAGTGTCCAAAGACTTTCAATCCGATGGCAGTGCTTCTTGAGTTTGCTAGACAGGAAGAAAGATGGCGGTTGGCGCGCGAATCTTATCAGGATGAAATGACGCGCCTTCGGAAGAGAAAGAAGACCAAATGCGACCATTGCGGTCGTATGACATCGATTTCGAAAAGATAACCCATGCACGCCGCTGTCTTGACATATGAACGGAATGCGACCATGGTTGGAGTTGGAGCTCACAACTCTAACAAGCGGATGGTCGCGCCGTTATTGCGGCTATTTTCATGCCTGGATTCTGTCCAGGCATCCCGTCTTTTGGCGGGAGTCCGGGTAATACAAGACCCTTCGGGGGAATATCCGGGCCTGTCTTGTTCAGGTGTGAACTCCCGCCACCAGGCGGCTCTCACAGGCTCTCTGAGTGGCGCATATAAACGCCAAACAAGAGGGCTTGTTATGACCGCTAAATCAAAAGACCTTGTCTTCCAAGGCACTGAAATCAAAACCATAGAACGCAATGGAGAGCGTTGGTTGACGGGCTTGCAAATTGCAAGCGCGTTAGAATTTGCCAACCCACGTGCCGACATCGCAAACATCTACCGTCGCCACAAAGGCGAATTCACCAGAGATATGACGGACCTGATTAAGCAGGGGCGCACCAGGGTGCGGGCATTCAGCCCGAGGGGGGCTTGGCTCATTGCCATGTTTGCCCGCACCCCGCGTGCTGCTGCGTTCCGCCATTGGGTGCTGGACGTACTGGAAGGCAAAGAGGGCCCCAGCGCCCAGGCATTAGAGCGCGCCTTTGAACACGGGTACAACACGTGCAAGGCGCATCAAATGATACGGGACGCCCGGTCGATGATTGACAGCATAGACTTAGGCCCAAGCCCGATGACGCGGGAAGACGTAGGCAAAGCCTTCGACGCCTCCCTCCTTCTCCTAACCGCCGACAGCATATCCCTAAAACCGAAAGGCCAAATCCAATGAGTGAGACGACACGAATTGACCACCCTAAGAACGAGTGGAGATGGTACGGCGGCACCGATGAGGAACGCCTTGATTATGGGCCCATGCTCACAAGAGAAGACGCGATAGAAGAGGTCTTTGAACAGGAGTATTGGGGGTGCTTAGATGAAGAGATGTTCCGCATCTGTGAATGTCTGCCGCCAGAGCCAGACGAAGACTTTGAAGATGATTGCCTTGAAGACGGCGACTATATATTTCCCGATCACCGCAACGTAGAACACTTCACCTTTGCAGAAGCCAGGAAATTAGTCGAGGCCATCAGGGCAAAGCGCAACCCAGCGGAGGGCCAAGTCGATGGCTGAGAAATCACACATAGAATGGACTGACGCGACCTGGAATCCGATCACCGGATGCAGCGTTGTAAAGCGTGGCTGCAAGAACTGCTATGCCATGAAGCTGGCCGGTGGCCGCCTCAAAAACATCCCCTCACGTAAAGGGCTGACCCAGCCGTCCAAAAACGGCCCCGTATGGACCGGCGAAGTGCGCTTCAATGAACAATGGCTAGACCAGCCCTTAAGATGGAAGAAGCCCCGCCGCATCTTCGTCTGCGCCCACGGCGACCTCTTCCATGAGAACGTCCCCGATGAATGGATAGACCAAGTGTTTGCGGTGATGTCCAGTTGTCCGCAGCACACCTTCCAAATCCTCACCAAGAGACCGCGGCGCATGTACAAATACATGATGTCTCAAGGAAGGGAATTCTTAATCGGCCATGAGATGGGCAAAATCTACTATGAGCGCTTCGATGGCAACCGCGTGCCAAAATCACTCGAAGAAGCCAGGAAGAACCCAGACCAATTAGGCTGGCCCCTATCCAACGTCTGGCTTGGCGTCTCTGTCGAAGACCAAGAGACCGCAAACGAACGCATCCCCTATCTGCTGGACACCCCAGCGGCGGTGCGATGGACCAGCGCCGAACCATTGCTTGATGAGTTGGACCTGGAAAACCTGGACCTAAACGCTTTCATGGCAGCAGACGCGGTACCGCGGGCTTACACTGATTATCATAGGATTCATTTGGACGCCCTGCGTGGCAATATCAAGCCAGTCGATCATGAGTCACTTTCGGGGCTGGATTGGGTAGTGGTCGGGGGCGAAAGCGGCCCAGGCTGGCGGCCTTTCAATCCAGATTGGGCCCGCAAGTTGAGAGACCAATGCGCCAGCGCAGGCGTTGCGTTCTTCATGAAACAAATGGGCGGCAAGGCTGATATCCCCGAAGACCTGCAAGTCCGCGACTGGCCTTTCGCCGCTCAATATTGGGGCGACTACAGCGATGAGGTCACGGAAGAACATATCAAAGCAATCCGCGAAGCCACCGGCAACGTCCACCCAGACGACCCCCGCGTCACTTACATAAGCAAAGGATGGTGAGCATGAACATCCGTTCAATAACATTCAAACCCGAAATGATTGAAGCCCTGCTGGATGGCTGCAAAACTCAGACACGCCGCATTATTAAGCCGGGCAAGAGGCCCTTCGAGGTCGGCGACTTCTTATGGGTCAGAGAGCGGTTGGAGAAATCCGATTATGAGCAATACCTGCTTGATAAATTGGGATGGAGTGACCCACGCGAATGGAAGTGGTCACGCGATTACCTTCTAGCGATGCACATGCCCAAGAACCACAGCCGTCTCACCCTGAAAGTCACAGACGTGAGACAGCAACCCGTCCAAGACATCACGGAGACCGACGCCCAGGCAGAGGGCTTTGCTGATATCGCGGCATTTCAAGCCTATTGGGATGGCATCTACAAAGCCGACCCCCAATATCAATGGGCCTGCAACCCAGCGGTCACGGCTTACACCTTCGATGTGGACCACAGAAACATTCATAAAGTGGAACTGGACGCCTTCATTGACGAAGCCCTCGAAAACTTCAGGCCAAAGATGCCACGCTTTATGACGATACAAGGCGGCGAGGTTTTGAAGCTTTCACCGGAATCTATCGAGATCGTCCGCAAAGAGTTTGGAGTTGAAGCATGAACAACATCATTAGTTTGGATAACAGGCTTTCTCGCGCTCTGCTAAAAGGCAAGGGCGTAAACCTCAATGCCGATGATTTAAACATACTCGCTTCGATCGGGGTAATGGCGTGCATATCAGCGGCAAAAGAAAAACAGCTTAGGGAGGAGGCGCAATGCCGGATATCAAAGGCGGAATCTACCAGCGCGGGCAATACTGGCTCGACTATCTCCGAGACAAAGACGGTGCCGCAAAATCCGATTGGCTCTATATCCACTGGTACGATCCAGAAAAACGAAGAGGCGCACGCGCATCAACGGGCACGACGGACCCTGCAATAGCGCAGCTAAAGCTTGACATTCATTATTTGAAACGCACCAAGGGCTATGCGTCTTGTCCAGCGTGCGGGCAGGACGTTGTTCGCATCGACGGCCATTTCATTGCAGAGGCGATTTCGGATTACTTCCTGGATCATGGCGACAAACAATCGTCTGCTGTTGAAATCAAGTCACGCTTAAATCATGTGCTTGATTATCTGGAAGCGGAAAGCCCAGCGGCCACATGTGACGCGGTTGATGATGCGTGGGTCGCCCGATTCCGGGAATGGTCCCAAGACCAGCCATTGAAGACGGGGGCGAAGCGCTCGCCATCAACAACTGAAAGCGCTGTGCTGCAATTGCGCGCCGCCTTAAACCATGCCTATAACCGCAAGGCTATCGCGCATAAGCCATCGTTCATGGTGAAGAAGCCGCGTGAGGTGAACAACTCGCCCCGCTATCGCCTAAGTGTCTCTCAAATGCGCGACATGCTGGACTATGCCCTGCAACAAAAGGGCAGGGGGGAAGCACTCTATCGCTATCTTGTGGCTGCCATGGGTACGCTTGGCCGCCCGGACGCTGTGCTGGATATCTCCACCGATCCAGCACGCGGGCAATGGGACAGCAGCGCCAGGCTCCTAAACCTAAACCCAATTGGCCGCCAGCAGACGCGAAAGTATCGCGCTCATGTCCCTGTGCCGAACCACTTGGCGAACATGCTGGACAATACCAGCGGATATTTCATTCAAAACAAGCGGGGCAGGGTGATGACCATTCGTAATCCATGGGGCACGATGCGCCGCGCCTTGGGCTTGCCGGATGAGGTTGGCTCCAAATCCATCCGCCGGTCAATGGCCCGCGAACTTCGGATGCGCGGCGCACCAAATGACGAACTGGAATTGTTCCTTGGCCACCGCACATTGAACAGCACAACAGAGATTTACGCGCCAGATTCACCCGATTATCTGAGCGCTACATTGGCAACCATCGAGGATGTATTTTCAGACCTAAATCTGGATGTTCTCCCCGATTACGCGCAACCTGCGCGCAAAAGCGGTTAA